AAGATCGGCTGCAACAGCAGGACGGTTTGAGTTAGTTCCACCAGAAACTAGTGGGTGGTCAGTCGCACAGAGAGTCTTGCCATCACCGTAGGTAGAGCCAGCAGCAAAAGCGTTGTTGAGGATTGAAGCACCCTTAACTTGCTTAGTGTAAGCCATACCACGGGCCAGAGCCTTCGTATAACGTGAAGAGAGTGAATCGTAGAGGTTATCTTCGATTGCTTCCTCAGTTAGCGAGAAGCCCATAGCGATTGTCTCGTGAGTGTAACGAGCAGTCCACGCTTCTTGCGCGTTGTCATACTCGATTGCAGAACCTTCACCCTTAACAGGCGCGGCACTGAAACCGGACAACTTAGTTTCTTCCTCGAAAGAACGGTCAGAAGACTCAGTCTCGAAGATTTCGGCAGCCTCATCACCATACTTAGCGTATTCGAGACCAAAGAGGGCGTTTAGCCCCGGTAGTAGCTCCTTAAGGAGTTGCGCTCTTGAAATAGCCATTTGCTAGTCTCCTTACACGCCAAGCGTTGAATTGTACTGGTGAGTATTGAGCTTAACAATCAACTCAACAAAAGCATCAGCACCAGTTGCGGTATCTGTGACAACATCAATTACTCGTACAGGGACAGTTGCTGTAACAACATCTGAGCCAGCGAGGACTGATTGTCCAGAATCTCCAGTAGCAGGATCACCTGCACCTTGTACTACGGCCATATTAGAGCCGACAACAGTACGGTCTTCCGTGGTTACTGCACCACCGGTTGTTACCGCAACTTTGAAAGCCGCCATAGGATCGTCTACTACGATAGCGTAAGCGTCAGTAACGCTAGTGCCGGGGTAGTATTGAGCCGGTGTGAACTGACCCAGAGAATTGACGTATTGAACGCCAACACAAACACCCACCGTAAGACCACTAACGGTACCGGTGAACTTCGTAAGACCACTAACGGTACCGGTGAACTTTTCACATGTGCCCGCCGCTACAGTTTGAACCATGTCACCCGCGAAGATAGCCACGTTGTATGTACTCGCAATAGGAATAAGGCGAGTAGCACCAGCGTAAGGCATACCGTCGATACGGTTGATTGGCTTAAAGCCGTAGGGAGCGCTGACTGTTGGATAAGCCATTGTATATAACTCCTAAAATTTAATTTCCGCTGCCGAAAGTAACCTTCGTCTTCCTATCGTGAAATAGGGGCATACGAGGATCATTTTCGCGCATCAAGTTATTGTCCACAGAGTGAATTTGCGATTCAGCTTGGTGCTGGTAGTAATCGTTTCGCTCTGCAACAAGTTCTACTGGGGCCTTACACAACATCAAACCGCCAACGATGACATTATCCTTAAACCGTGTATCTGCCACAGCGTCAGTAAATATCTCGGGGTGGTCTTCTGCACGTACAGGTTCCCAGCCTTCACGTATCTTCGAGGAAATATTAGTGGCATCAGATTGACCGTTGGTCGAGATGCGAACCCAGTGGTAAGTGTATCCGTCTTCGGGGGTGGGATCAGGCAATACTGTAGGCCGGGTCCACGCTGTCTTACGGACTGTCTTTGTACGGGTTTCGAGTTCTCTATCTAATCTATTTGTAGCCATTATCCTTTCCTCATTTCTTTAGCAACCTGTTGGGCGTATACCTCTAAAGGCAGACCTAGGCGTTTAGCTAGTGATACTTGTGTTCGCGTTAAAGTTACCTTTTTAGGGGCTGTGCTCCGCGTTGCGGGTGCGACCACATTACTAGCTCGTTTCTTCGGTGCTGCTGCCTCTGTAGAGGCGTCCTCCGATTCGTTAAACTCCTCGGGGAATACTTTTCGCATACGAGTATTAATATGCTCGTAGTAAGTATCTGATTGGGGATCAACCCCGTCTTTCACTAATTTGTTATGCAGGCCAAGAGCAAACGCCGTCATTTCGTCGTCTGAGCCAAACCAAGAATTCTCTTCCGCCCATGTACTAGCGCGTTGATCTACTTGACTTTTTGGCTGTTCTCNAGCTGTTTGAGGTACTTGTACAGGAGTTTCTTCCTGCTGTAAAGGGGCCGGTTTAAAATTAGCCACCTTGTCCGCTCGTATCCTAGCCGTAGCTATGGCATCTTGAGCCTCAACAATAGCGTCTGTATCACCAGATTCGTAAGCTTCTTTGTACTGTCGCTTAGCTGCCTCTAGCTCTCTAGCTACTGTCTGTTTGGCTTGCTCTAACATTGTGCTTTGGTTTTTATCAACGGTGCCTTTAAGCTGTTGATTTTCTTCCAAAACTTTTTTAGCAAACGCCTCTAATTCTTCACGCTCCCGCAAAGCTGTCTCTTTAGCCCTACGTTCGTCATGGTATCCCTTAGTAAAGTGTTTAATACGCTGCCGCACTTTATCGGAATAATTTTCAAGTTCGTCTTCAGTAGGGTCTTCTGGGGGTGCAGATGCTTTACGCCCTCGGTCTTCTGGAGGCGTGTCGTCTATAATTTCTAGCTCAACGTCGTCTGTATCTTCTGCCTCTACTTCTTTACCCTTCTTCTTAGACTCGTGAGCTTCTTTGTCTTTCTCAAAGATAAACTCTCGGTTTTCCGCATCATCTACCTCAAACTCCGTAGTATCTTCTTCTTTATCGGGGTCTGGGAATTCAAATTCTACCTGTTGTCTAGGCATGTCTTACTCCTTATGCGCGCGAGACTGCTCGCGGATCATCGACGACGGCCTCAATAGAGTCGTCATTCATTAAACGATATTCCTGACGGCCAACCTTAAATCGGGTACCCGTATTAGCACGGAACATCACATAGTCACCCACCTTGCACCAAGGCCCAGTAGGAAACCTTTCTTTGTCGCTATAGGCTTCTGCACCCATATCCAACACACAGCCAACAGTAGACAGGATGTACTCTTCCCGTACCGTGGACGTAGCTTTGACGATCTTGCTTTCACCGAAAGTTTCTTCGATGTTAGGTAAGGCGATTAACACCCTGTAGCCCACGGGCTTAGGGATAGAGGCTTCTAGCTCCTCTTCAGTCTTAATCTCCTCTTCTATCCTTTGCTTTCTCTTCTCTTCTAACGCAGTCATTGCTGGGGCTACTGAAGCTTCCGCTCCCACCCCGCTAACCGTTATAGTTTCAGTCATCGTTATCGTCCATATAGTTACGCGAAAGGTCACCTACTTCTCTTAATGCAGCGTTTAGACCCCGAATCACGCCACATACCTCCCGATACTCGGCAAAGTCTTTAGCTCCGCCACTCTTCAGGAAATCTTCGCTGGAGCCTTTAAGCTCCGTTAGTTTTTCGTTCAGCACGTCAAAGACGGTTTTAGCCATTATCTTCCCTGCCCTCTATATTCTTTGAAACTACGACGTTTGTGTTTGTTCATTGAGCCTACCTTCAAAGCCCCGTTGCCAATGCTAGTGCCTTTAACACCTTTGTTTAGCTGTAGGGCTTCTCCTGAAGTAATGCCTGTCTTTTTAGCCACCTTGCGGTCCTCGTGGTTGTGTCTGCTGCGTCTTAGCTAAATCCATTATTGCTTTAGCCTCATCCAGATCGTTCTTGGCTTGGGCCTGTTCGTTTTGTGCTGCTATACGGCTAGACTCAATGGCAGCGGTAGTTTGGGCTTTCTGCGTATCCAACTGTAGTCTTGCGGCATCGAGTTGGGCGTCGGCCTGATCCTTAGCTGCCTTGCGCTGTTGCTCTTGTTGCTTCAACTGTAGCTCCATTTGCTGCATCTGAACCACTGGGTCTTGAGCTTTCTGCTGTGCCTGTTGCTGTGCGGCCTGCTGTTGGTGAGTCTGGGTAAGCTGCTGCCCTGCCTGTGCGAGAAGACGAGACAATGGAACTTCCATATCTTCGGGCATCTCTTCGTTTGGTCCGGGTAGAGGCGCACCGAGTTTCTCTTCCATCTGCTGGCGATACATAAACCCAAGGTGCTCTGCCAAGTGGGCTTGCAATGAAGACATGATTTGTTGAGCCGCAGGATTTTGTCCTATAGCTTGAGCAATCATAGGGTCTTGCATGAAGGCTTGGTGGGTTGCCATGTGCGCCTGATGGTCTTGGTATATAAACGCTTTAATAGGCTTACCAACTAGCGCATTCATGTTTTCGCTTACCGG